AACAATTCCACCGTTAATTAATGACCTCGCTCCTACATTAGCAAACAGTGCCGTATCGCTTATATCGTCTTTGGTAAATGGTCTGACACAGAACGCAACGCAATTTTCAGAGTGCTTGAGCAATATGATTATTGTAGCGGTCGCCGGTATTTCAACCGTAGTGCCACAGTTATTAGATGCGGCGTCAAAAATAGTCAGCAATTTAATGCAAGGATTAACTAATTCTATGCCTCAAATTGTGAACGGAGCAGTAACTTTGATAGAGGGGTTAGTCAATGGATTAGTGAACAACATACCATTGCTTATTATGGGAGCCGTTCAGCTTGTTGCGTCTTTGGCAAACGGTTTGATAGCAAATTTACCGAGAATAATAGATGCAGGTGTAAATCTGATAACAGGAATTGTTAGCGCGTCATATTCGATGATGCCCCAAATTATACAAAACGGAATGCAGTTGGTCGTAAACTTAGCAGTCGGACTTGTACGGGCAATTCCGCAGTTGATAGCGGCTTTACCGCGAATAACGGGTGCAATCGTAAAAGGATTTAAGTCTGTTAATTGGTTTGATTTGGGTTTGCAGTTGATAAAGTCAATTTGGGAAGGTATCAAATCAATCGGAAGCGAGATGTGGAACGGAGTCAAAGAAAAAACGTCAGAATTATGGGGCGGTGTAAAAAATGTTGTATCGGAAAAACTGAACAACATAAAAAGTACATATGACGCACACGGCAGAGGACTGAAAGGTGCTACATTTGCGGCAATAGAGGGTGTCAAGGAATACTACAGGACAGGCTATGACGCAATTAATCAATTAACAGGCGGTAAGCTCGGCGAGGTTGTCAATGCAGTCGGTGAAAAGATGGAAGTCGTAAAAGGTAAATTCAGCGAAGCGTTTGGCAATGTGAAAAACACCGTAATGACTATTTTTGAAAACATTAAAAATGGTATTACTGAAAAAATCAGTGCGGCGGTGAACAAAGTCAAGGAGATATTCGGCAGTATTGCCGACAAGGTATCGGAAGTTTGGGGTAAGATTAAAGGAATTATCAAAGCGCCTAAGATTGTACAAAAAGGTACGGTAAGTATAGCCGGTGTCAGTACACCGATTCCGAAACTTGGACTTGAATGGAATGCAAAAGGCGGTATTATGACACGTCCGACAGCGTTCGGATATGCAAACGGAAAAGTCCAAATGGGCGGAGAGGCAGGAGCAGAGGCGATACTTCCGCTTAGAACATTTTGGAATAATTTAAGTCAATACATAGCCGAAAGCAACAAAGGCGGCAATACTATAACGAATGAAATTAAGATAGTTATAAATGCCGACAACAAAACCGCCGATGAAATCGCCGACGACGTTATAAACGTAATAGTTCCTAAAATTCAAAAATGTATGGCAAATATGTAGGGAGGCAAAATGTTAGATTTTTATTTAAGTATAAACAACAGTGAAGAAGTTATACATATTCCCGTCACGCCGTCCGAATTTACCGTATCGAGTTCACAAGGTACGGAAACTTTTGAAACGGCAAATTACGGTTGGATAAAAATTATCGGAAATCCCGAACTTAAAACTGTATCGTGGAGCAGTTTCTTACCGATGACCGACTATCCGTATTTAAGGGACAGAAGTATGAAAGGGCAGGAATACGCAGACAAGATTGAAAATTGGCGTAAGCGTAAACTTCCGATAAGGCTTGTCATTACTTCCACGGGTATTTGCAATGTTGATATAAATACAGCGGCGGCAATAGATAAGTTTGATTACAGCGTAGGTACAGGCGGTGATTTGAATTATTCAATCGAGCTTGGAGAAGTAAATCTTTAAACGATGTACAGGAGGGGTTGACAGTGGCGCAGTATGATGAAATAATGGCGAGAATTGATAATATAGAAGAAAGGCTTAGCAGTGTTGAAAACACAATGATATATAACTATATGGACGATAATATGCCGTCTTGGGCTAAACCGACTATTCAAAAGTTGATGGACAGAGGTATTATAAGCGGTAAAGACGATAACGAACTCGGTCTTACAATGGATATTATTCGTACACTTGTTATTATTGACAAAACAGACGGATTTGAAAATTATACGGTTGACATTATGCCGTCATGGGCAGAGGCGACTATTGAAAAGGTAAAAAGAAAAGGCTATCTAAACGGTGACGGCGAGGACGGATACGGTTTGACAAAGAGTATGATACGTTTGCTTGTTATTATGGATAATGCAGGTTGTTTCGGTGATTAAAAATGTTGCAATATTTTCCTTTTGTAATATAATAAAACAAAAGACAAATTAAAAATTTCAAATAAGGCTTAGAAAGTACATCGAATTTCGATGTACTTTTTTGTATGCCGAAAAGGAGGTTTATATGGGTGTAATTGATAATGCAGTTCAATGGGCGACAGATATTGCAAATGACGACAGTCATTGGTACAGTCAAGACGTGAGATGGGGACCGCATTATGATTGTTCTTCTTTTGTTATAACGGCATATCAAAATGTAGGAGTGCCTGTTAAAGATAATGGTGCTACATATACGGGGGATATGTATAACGTTTTTATTTCGTGTGGATTTAAAGACGTAACGTCGTCCTGTAATCTGTCAAACGGAGCAGGTATGTTAAAAGGTGATGTACTTTTAAATAAAGCAGACCATACCGCTTTGGTACAGGCGGACGGCGGAACAACCGTTGAGGCAAGAGGAACATCATTCGGTATTGTTACCAACGTGCCTTACAGAAATTATCCGTGGGATTGTGTACTCAGATATACCAAAGACGGAGACGGTTATATTGCAAACTGGGTTGAGAGAGAAATACCGAACATCGGAAAGTCGCTCGCAACTAAATCATATATGGCATACCAAACATATACGAACAGTCAAGCAAGCGGATATAAATACTTGTGGGGCAGTGACAGCAGTACGTCAAACGGCGGATTGCGAAAGTACAAAGATTTTATTTGTATGGCACTCGGTTCGTATTACGGACCGGACGGCACGTTTGTTAAGATTGAATTTGACGACGGTAAAGTGATATACGCAGTCAAAGGTGACGAAAAGAAAGACAGTGAAACCGATAGCCGACATATGTATCATACCGGCAGTGACGCAAATATGACGGAGTTTATTGTTGACGGAAATATTGTAACAAGCAATGAAAAATTTACATCTGCATTAGAGTCGGAAGGAATTAATCGCTCTGCCCGTGTTGTGAGAATTTGGACAAGTGACACAGAGCCGACATATGGAAGTAACGGAAGTACATCGGGTGAAAAAGAATATCATTTTGCGGATACCAACGAAAAAATACCTATCCACAATTCGATTTTCAAACAAGCACCTATGCAGTTAGACGGTACTTTGAAAGTAGTAGTAAACGATACAGACGTATCAAAGCATATAGGAGATATATCGTGGACGAATACAAAAAATACACTTGCAACAACGATGTCTTTCAGCACTCCGAAACCTAAAGAAATGAAGTATATGAATATATACATACCTCAAATGGGTGATATTATGAGGTACAGCGGAGGAGATAAAGAAGATTTCAGAGGTGTAATAATCGAAGTTGACGACGGAGCAATGTATGTAAACAAATACACTGCCGTTGATGTAGGTTGGTATCTGAACAAGACCACCGACACATATCAGTTTACATCTATGCGTGCCGATGATTGCATTAAGAAAATATGCAACGATTTATACATTCCGATTGTGCTTATTCCCGAATTGGGTACGCTTATAACGCAAATATATATTGATAAACCCGTATCTGACGTTATCAAGGATATTCTTGAAAAGTGCGGAAGTGGGTATAACTTTGACTTTGTACCCGACGGTATGCGTATATATTTGTGCAGAGATATTGAGGCTAAGCCGAAGTTTAGAATATCTTCCAATACCGAACTCAAAAACTCGGTACAGTATATGGGTAATATCGAGCATAAAGGCAGTATTGAGAATATGAAGAACAGTATTAAGGTTATAACTGAAACGGACGTTATGACTACCTTGAAAGCCGATGAGAGTATATCAAAATACGGCTTTCTGCAAGAGGTTGTGAAAATGAATGACGGAGATAATGCGGCGGATTTGGCAAAGAAAAATCTTGATGAGCTGAATAAGGAAGATGAAACGTATTCCGGTGAAATAATAGAGGAATTGGCAAGCTATACACGAGCCGGAAGTACGATAGAAAAAGACGGAGTGAAGTATGTAATTACAAGCAGTCAGCACAGCATAAAAAACGGTGTTCACTACAATAAAATTGATATGGAGAGATTAGTATGAAAAACGGAGTCGAAACACTTGCAAAGATGTTTAAGGACCGTGAAAACGCAACGAGTGATTTTGTC